GGCCGACAGGGAGCCGTATGACGACAGACCCTCGATCGTGGTCAACTGCGTCAATGATCCGGGACTGATCGTGACGCTCAGGGACGCGGGAGATGTGGGGGCGCATACCAGACCATCAGCCACCGGCGACGTGCCGAACGTCGCCCTGATAAGATACCCAAGAGCGATCATCGCGTCCTGGTTTGTCGATAGGATGTCGGTATCCTGCGGGATTTCCCCTGGGTAAACTAAGATGCGGTCTATGACACTTACTCCCGCTGTGCGGCCAAGCCTTAGTACGTTACTGTTGTGTAGTCGCCTTCGCGCAGCCACGCATTCCGGTTATTGTTTACAAAGGCATATACTCCGGTGCCTGATCCGGTGGTTTCTCCGGGCTTGCAGGCATTGGCGATAAACACCTTTTGATTCGGCGCTGCCACTCCCGGATTCGGAAGCGCCTGCTGTCCTGTGGATAGGCTGACGCCGTTCCCATAGAAAATCGGGAAGCCGACAAGTCCGCCGGTGACATTGATCCCGGCGGAACATGTGACTGGAGCCGTCGTCAATAGATCAACTTGGCCATTGAATACGGCCAGTCCTTCTACTGTCAGGTTCCCTTGAACTAGAACGTTCTGGTCGATTTGAAGACTGGCCTTGGCGTGTATGCCGCCTGCGTTGAATACCGCCGCAGAATCGTAATACATCTGGACGTTGCCGTTGTAGTCAAACGCGATGCGATCCCCGGTGCGCATGATGAGCGCATAAAACGGACGAGCTACCGTGTTCCCTACCGTTCCGTCGCCGCTCGCCAGCGGGGAGGACAGATACAGATTGCCTGACCGAAGGCCGCCCCCGTCCTGCGTCGCGTTGTTGACCTGATAGGTGTTCGATCCGATCTCGACATTATAGATCGGGTTCGCAGCCGTCGTGCCGTTCGTGACCAAGTTCAACCCGGTCCCGGTGTCATTGCTGCCCATCATATAAGGCGTGACGTTGGCAACGGATACTACCGTCCCGGTCGATGTCGCGCTTACCGTCGTCTCAGGACCGTTGATCGGTCGGCAGTCGTGGGCCGACATGATGTGGTTGCCGCCGGTCCGGTGAGCCGTCCAAATCCAGGTGTCGCCCAAGCCGTAACTGTAGAAACCCTGCGCCACCGTGGCTGGAATACCACTCGCGGAAACGGACAGCTTCGTATCGGCATTGAAAGCGTAACCGCCTCGGCAACCCTTGTCGTCAATCGCGTTCACTTGCATGTCAAACTCCTGACATGCAAGTGGACCCGATTTGCTGGTCGGTAGGTTACTCTGATCGACGGCCGTGCCGTACAACGCCCAGCACGCGGGCAATGTGTCGGTAGACCCCATCGAGTAAGCAGTGCCGGTGGCATTAACCGGAAGCAGCTTCGTGACGTGCGTTCCGATCGCGCTGTGGCCGATGCTGGCAGTGTTGGACGTGCTTTGCACGGTCAACTGGACGCTACCGAACTCGGTGTTGAACCGAGATCCGCTGTTGTCCGGGTTCTGGCTGATCGTGCCGACAGCGACGACCTGAGAGAACCCGGTGTAGCCAGACGCCCCACGATCGGCAGGCGGGGAGTATTCCAGATACATCGGGACAAAGTTCGTCCCGGCGTTTGTGTGGTGCAGATGGAACGCGACCTGATTCCCGGCCCACGTCCCGGCTCCCGCAATCATCGTGCCGGTAACTTGGATCGCTTGCGCGTCCTCGGAACCGTCCTTCGGGATCTCGTCCTCGAAACCAGCCTCCAGGCCGGGTCCGGTCAGAATCTCGCCGTCCGTGAATGTCGGCTGTGGCATTACAGAGCACTTTCCCCAAGGACGAAATTACCGAGAGAATCCATCGGACCATCAGTGATCAGCACTGCGGCCGTCACGCCAGCGGGAGTCACCGAAGCCACCGCCGCGTAAATGTCCGCATCAGTCACGCTGGCCTGCGCCAGGGCCTTGGTGACATACGATCCAGACCGATCGTATCCGGCGCTTATTCCATAGCCTCCGCCAGCGTTCGGGAAGCCTGGCGCCGCCGGGCGATAAGCCTGGACATAGATGATGAACGGCTTCATCAGAGACCCGTAGGCGCCCGCGGAGTTGTAGCCGCGCGCCACGTTCCATCCGCCCGTGTCGCCGGTCCTCATCGGCTCGAAAACGTGCGGCACACGCCCCGTCAGATCGGTCAGGACCGATATGATCGCCTGGCGCGTGTTCCTCTCGCGGAAGATTTCTTTCCCGCCACGGGTGCCGTATGCGGCATCGGTTTCGTTCTGCCGGCGCGGGAGGCGCGTGGCGAAGAAGTCTGCCACCCACATATCAACCCAGATGCCAACCGAAGTCTGGACTCGGGTCTGGTTGCTGACATACTGGATCAGCGCATAGAGCGGCGCCAGTGTGGCCGCGCTGCCTTGCAGCAGCAGATTCAGAACCACGTCGGTATCGGGGAACCATCCCCCTGGAAGAACGGCTTTCAGCCGCGCCACCATGTCGTTCTGATCGCCTGTAGCCATCAGGAAACCACCGTCGTTCCGGCCCGGTAGACCGTGCCAGCCACAGCCGGGAGGTCGATCGTCCCGGCGTTCAACGTGATGTTGGTCACATTCAGGATAGCGGGAGCGGCGTCATAGGCGATCTGCGCGATGCGCGAATACGGGAGGGCGGCGCCGACCGGGAGCGCATTGATGAATGTGGCCAGTGCGGCGGCTATATCCGGCTCGTAAGTCGAAGACTCCGATCCGGCCGGGACGGTCAAGGTCATCTCGATATTCGCGACAACCTTAGTCGGGCCAACCACGTAGGAAACCGTGCCAGCCGCGGTGTAAGCGTTCACCGCCGCTTGGCAGGCCGAGATCAAGGAACCGGGAGGGTCGCCCGAACCGTCGTCAATCGTCACGGTCGAAAACCCGTTCGCCGGGGTGTTCTGCTGCACCTCGGCAACGACGTTGGCTTGAACCGACTGCGCCGCGTATTGCAGCGAAAGGGGTGTGCCGCGCTCCAGGGACGAGATGAACAGGCCGAACCGGGCGCGCACCGCAACGTCCGTCTCGGCGTCTACCCCGTTCGTGAATGCGCTTGGGTTCGTCACCGTGTCGGTATACGGGATGTCCGTGCCCATGAACGTGATCGTGTTCGCGAGCACGTTCCCGCCCGAGCCGGCAGTCTGGGCTTGGACCGAAACAAGCCCGGTCTGTGTCCCGGCCGGGATGACGTAGGCTTGCAGCGACGCGCTCCACAGCGAATTGGTCGTGTCGGCGATCACCTGGAACGTCGCCGTCCCGCCTTCGGTTTGCACCACGACGGGATAGCCGTTCGAGTCCACCAGCGGGATCACGGCGGGCTGCGTCGCGGTGTTGCGGAAGTACTGGACCTGGCCGGAACTGGCCACCGCCGCGTTGCGCGTGAAGCCGTTGAACTGGAACAGCCATGTGTCCAGGTCGGCCCCGTATGACGTGGACGCGCGGGTCTTCCCGGCCACGATCACGATCAACCACTGGAGCCACTGATAGACCGATGCGTTCGCCTGCGCGATCGACAGCAGCACCGAGCCGACCGCGAAATTCAGCGGGGTAGAGCAAGCGGCTTGGGCCGCCGCCGCGAACTGCGAAACGATCTGGAATGCCGTCAACAGACTCAGCACATCATCACCCGATCTGTTGCGTGGCCGTCTGCACCGTCCCGGTCGTGGCATCGGTGTAGTTGATCGTCAGAACCACCGTGCCAGGGGTCGGCTGCGTCACGGTTGCGGTCGGCGGCGGGTTCTGAAGGACCGTGCTTTCCTGCTTCATCTGGAGAAGCACAAGCGCCTGGATGCGCCGCTCGTTGACCGGGCGCCCGACCATAGACGGTAGGCCGGCGCCGTAATCCAACTGCCAGATGTACTTCCCTCGGCTGGTCAGAAGGCGCCGCAGAACCCGTTGCAGTGTCAGTGTGGCACCGTCCGCCATGGCCAGATCGCCGGTCGGACTCAGTGAGAGGCCGCCGCCGTATAGGTGCGAAATGTCTGGCATGGGTCAGGCCAGGAACGGATCGGGAGCGGGAGAGGACGATCCGGGGTCGGGCTGCGTCGTCGTACCGGTCTGGGAACTGCCGGACTGCACGCCGGGGTGCGCGTGCGAGTCGTAGTGCTGGCGCAGACCGTTCAACGTGCCCACCGAGTCAGACACGTTGCCCTTGCATACGATGTCGCCTGACACACCGAGATCCCCTATCACGACGACTCCGCTCTGTGTCATTCGCAGCGCGGAGCCGCCGCCGTTCCCGACCCACTCGCCTTCTCCGGGCTGGAGCGGGACCGCTGCGGTGCCGGTGTTCGGGTCCGTGTCGCCCACCTTCGGCACCGGATCGGCGACGCTGTGCAGGCTACACACCACGATACCGTTCTCGATATCGCCCTCTTGCGGGAGGATCACCACCTGCGAATTGAGCGACGGCGCGGCCCGAAACGTCCCGCCGCCCGCCGCCATCACGCCCACCGGAATCCATCCCGACATCACATCCTCGGGCTGGATCGTGACCCGGACCGCGTGCTGTTCGGGGTCATAGCTTTGCACCAGACCGATGCGTGGCTGTCCCGCCTGTGATGCTTGCACCACGCGCGGCAGGAGCGCATTCAGCAGCTTGTCGAACAGGGCTTGGAAGCTGCTCATTCGCCGGTCACGTCCCCGATGATGGGAGGCTTGTTCTTCGCGGTCATGGTCATAGACCAGCCATCAGGACCGATCCGGCGAGTCACCGTGTCCGGGTAGTAGATCGCATCGAAATCGGTGTCCGTCCCGGTCAACTGGAGCACGACATGCGGGGACAGGATCAGGTCTGGCCATAGGTCGGCCGAGACCACCACCTGATGCTTCATGATGTCGTTGTAGACCGCTTGGGCGAGCGCCTGAGCCTGTTGCGCGGTCAGGCCGGGCCGCACGAGCACGTATTCCGTGTCGCCCTTCTGGCCGACGCTGGCGGAGCCTGGCGTGGTGACTAGGCTCGGCGCCTGGGTAACTGCGCCGGCAGATGGGGAGGTAGACGATACCGTGCCGCCCGAAGCGGTGTGATGAGCGACGTGCCGCTTCGCCAG